TACTACGCTAGCCTCCAGAGCGTAGATATCGTCTGCCGTAATGGTGCCAGTTGTAATAGCTCCGGTAGTGCAGTCATTTAGGATTTTATCGAAACAGTAATCATCGATAAAGGCGTTCATAGCAGCAGCGAGATCTGCGCTAATTACGCGCTCTACGTCTGCTCCGCCTTGCTCAATCAAAAGGCGAGAGTAAGCTGTAAAGGCTGCAGCGCGCTGCGGCTTAAGCGTTACCTCGTCCATCGCCATACCGGAAGTGCCAGCATCGCCGATTTCTGCGTCTAGGTTAGCTCCGTCTGTGCCTGTTGCTGTAGTAAGCGCTACGGCTGCTTTAGTGCTGATGCGCGGGAATTGAATGTTACCAGTTGCGCCCGAAATAACTGTAGTGCCTATCTGCTCGATAACTGCAGGCGCGCGCAGAGCTTCAATGGCTCCGGGGACGTTAGTAGGCACGAAGCCTTGCCCGTCTCCTTGCCCTTGCGCGAGGAAGTTATCCGCTCCAGCGGCAGCACGCATAAGGGCTTTAGCTGGGATGCCGATATTAGAGCTAACGCTTTCGCCTATCGCCATAGTTTCGGCTTTACGCTCCTGCTGCCATTCTGCTTCCGCGCCTGTGTGCGCTCGCTGCGCCATCGCGTTACGGATAGCGCGCGTGAGGCTAAAGCGCTTATTTACGCTCTGGATCTCGTTAAACTCTGAGCGGCTCGGAGCAGCTGCGTAGGCTACGCTTTTAGCGTGCTCCTCAGATTGGCGCTTGAGCTCGATCTGTTTATCCAAGCTCGCAATTTCTTTATGCAGAGAGCGCGCTAGCGTCATCTCGTCGGCTGTGGGCTCGCGCCCTTCGTCGTCGATGCCTTGCAGCATCTCGCTATGCCGCTCCTGCTTCTGCTCGCGCAACGCTTGCAGATCGTTAAGGCTGTAATTTTTCATCTTCCTTACTTGCTTCTGCAATTTAGGTAATTCCGGGCTAATAGCCTCGTTTTTAGGCTCTTCCTTTTTATTTCTTGCTTCTGCGCTCGTCTGACTGTACGCCCCGAAAGTAGTTACGCTCACATCGTACAAATTGCCTACGCTGCGGATAGTGCGTAGGTCATCCTCCCAATCTTCCTCCGCGATAGTAAACGCGAAACTGCTTTCATTTAGATCGCCTCGCTGTACCATGGCGTAGAGATCGCGCCCGGCTTGAGTATCTAAAAGCTCTGCGCGGTAGTGTAGCCCTTGCTCATCCTCTGTAAGCTGAAGGCTGCCGTTACTGCTGCGCGCGAAGGGCACCCCATCGTGATTAAGCAAAAAGCGCACATCCTGCTTAATAGCCTCCCCAAAAGCGCCCGGAGCGATTCGCTCCCTGAAGTCTGCTATTTGCGTCTCTGAGTTAAATACAGCCGCGTAGCCTTCTAGCACCATTGGCTTAGTAGATGCCCGCAGCTCTGCTGTGCGCTTTTCTATCTTTTGCTCTTTGCTCATGTTTATCTATCTTTGAGGTACACAGGGGAATAAATGGCATTGCCGTTATTCTAGAGAGCCAGCTGCGTTAGCTGGCTCTTTTTTTTCCGCCAGCTTTTCGCTATAGCTCTGCAGATAGGAAAGATCTAGCTGGTTTACTTGGCAAGTGAAAGCATCCCCTTGCGCTCCGATATCGTTTAGATCCTCACGCGCCCTTACCTCGTTTACGTTCATCCAGCCATGCTGGAGGGCTTGCTGATAGTATGCGCTACGGCTTGCGCTATCCGCTCTGCTAAGACTGTCCATATTGTAACGGCTGTAGTAGCGCCTACGCTCCGAGCCTAGCAGTAGCTTTCTATCTACCTCCTGCTCGATCCTGCGAGCCCATGGCAGCAGGCAATGCTGCCGGAAGTGTAGATTTTGAGCCTCCATGTTGTTATACGTTGCCTGCCCAGTTACTCCGATAAGCGAGCCCGGAACGGAGAAAATGCGCGCTATCTCCTCCGCGCCTAGTTTGCGCGTCTCGATGTATTGCGCCTCATCTGGCGATATGCTCACGCGCTGATACTTAAAGCCAAAAGGTAGCAGCTTGGTTCCTGCCTGTACGCTGCTGCTGTTCCAGCTAGCCTGCACAGTTCTAACCTGATCCTCTCGCAGGGCTTGCTCGCTCGTTAGTACGCCCGTCATCTGCCCGCCATTGCTAAAATACTCGTTCCCAAAATCCATAGCCGCTTGGCTTAGGCTCATGCTGGAAGCGTGCAAGCGGATAGGGCTACTGCGGAATAAGTTACAGACTGTAAATACCTCGCGCTCTGCTAGCATCTCTCCGCCTTGCAGCTGGTAGTAGCTGCCTACCTCCGTATGCTTTCGCTGTACTTTGCTTTGATCTATAGGAAGCAAGTACTCCGGGCGACCATCGGAGCCCGTAATAATTTGCGCATAGCCTACACCATAAAGGCAAGCCTGCGAAATAATGCCCTCCCAAAACTCTACGGCTGTGAGATCCGGGCTGGGCTCCATCTGCAGAAGCTGGTGGACCTTGTGCCCATCCGCTACCTGCTTTCCTTCTGCTGTGCGCTGATAAATACCTAGCTCCATACTAGCAAGGCTGCTAGCTATCTTCTGCACACATGCGTAGACGGCTGCAATACCTAGCGCGCTATCTGGCGTAACGTGCGTAGCTACTTTGCTAGAAGGCAGCAGCCCAGCGTAAGTAGCTACATCCTCTGGAGTGTAGTAACCTATACGCATACGCAGCTGCTTAACTAGTCTCTGGAGCCTATTTGCCATGCCCTAAAGATAAGATAACCAGCCTATAAGCTTATAACTTCTAGGAGAGGATCGGGTTCGTTATTGTTGTAGTAGCAGCCTAGCGCCATTATAGCCGCTACCCAGCCATCTACCTTCTGCCCTTCCTGATTTTTTTTCTTGCTTACTTTGATGTTATCGGCATCGTCTCGCTGTAGCTGTACGCATCCGATCTGCCAGCGCAGCACATCGTGCGCACCATGCAGCACGCGCCCTTTACATATTAAGCTCTCCATCTGTTTAGTAGGGTAGCTCATACTTGCGTACCCTTGCCCATACTGCTGGCAGTTAATTCCATACTCTACGAGATCGGGAACCAGCATCTCGCTATAATACCTATCGAAAGCAAGAGCCTCGATATTGTAGCGATCGTGTACCTCCTCAATGTATTTACGTACTCTCTGCAGATCCGTTACGTTGCCGGGCGTTATCTCTACTAGCCCCATGCGCTCCCATGTTAGATAGTCTACGCCCATTCTCCGCTGCCTGCCTGTAGCTGCTACCTCATTTAAAAAATGCTGCACGCGCAGGTAATAGAGATCTCTAGCCTCATCTACCCACAGCATAGCTACAGCCGTTAAGTCCTTTACGCTAGCTAGATCCATACCCACGTAGAGAGGAAGCTGGCTAATATCCGCATCCGTAAAGGCTTGCGCTCCTCTCATAAACTCCTCGTCTGTTACCCAGCGCACCTCTGCGTGCGTCCATATATTCAGATGCAAGCGGAGGAAAGTATTTATGAGCCTAGGATTATTGCGGCATTTAAGTACCTCCTGCTTGAAGTAGTCCGCTTTACATATCGTGCCATATCCGGGATTAGCTTTTTTCCAAGTTTCTTCCTGCGTCCAATCGTCGGAGCGATCGGCGCAATAGATAACAGGCAAAAAAGTAGGATCCGCTATCTCTCCGCTTTTCACTTTCTGCGCGTACTCGTGTACCTCCCTGCAAATAGAGTTCATATCATGCCCGGCAGTAGTAATAGAGATAAAAAGCGGCTGCCTGCGCGCGCCCTGACTAGTTGCCAGAACGTCTAGCAGCTCCCTAGAGCGGGCTGCGTGCAGCTCATCGTAGATAACAGCGGAGCAGTTAAATCCGTGTTTAGTGCCAGCTTCCGCGCTAATAGCCTTGTATACGTTCTCTCGGTACTTAATACCATGCTGCAAGACTTTACAGCGCCTGCTCAAGGTCTCGCTCTGTCTTACCATGTTCTGCGCGATCTCGAAGCAGATCCGCGCTTGGTTCCTGTCAGCTGCTGCGCTTACTACTTCCGCTCCGGGCTCGCCTTCTGCGCACAGCATATATAGAGCTATGGCGCTTGCTAGGTTCGTTTTCCCGTTTTTTCGCGGTAGCTCTATATAGGCTGTGCGATACTGCCGCAAGCCGTCTGCTCGCAGCGTGCCGAATAACGGGCGGATAATATCGCGCTTCTGCCATTCTTCCAAAATAAAGGGCTTGCCGCCTAGCTCGCCCTTAACATGGGTGCAATACTTTTCTATCCATTCTACCGCGTGCTCTGCTTTCTTGCTATCGTACATCCTCCGGGCGAATAAAAGCCAAGCGCGCTACTTTATATGCCTCATTCTCGTAGCCGCCTAGCTTATAGATTTTATTCCTGTACTGCTCTAGATCTGGAGCCATACGGAATAAAACAGGGAGAGAGCTACAGCAGCAGCTCTCTCCGTTTTGTTTGTCCTTAAGTAGCCATGCGCCTTTCATGCTTTCGCGCCGATAACATCTAGAGCAACGTAGTAAGCTATAGCTCTAAGGCTCTGCGCTCTGTTGTGCCACCATTCACGCTGGTAAGGTAAATCCTCGATTAAGCTTTCCATCTGACTACGCATAACAGGCACAACAAAAAGCTTAATCTTAGGATTTTCTATAGCTTCTAAAGCTTCCTGCGTGCGGGCTTTAATTTCCTCCTGTGTATGCCCGTGAAATTTAATTTCGTTCTGTATCCATTGCGGAGAGAGCGAGAGAGTAGAATCTATAGGCATTGCTTTAAAGCGTTGGCTTGGTGTGTTGGTTACGTTATTCATACCGCTAAGATATATGATATTTTCAATCTACCAAAATAAATTCACCAGCTTTCTATATCTGCCTTGCTTACGCCTAGCCCTAGCTGCTTTATGTACGCTAGCTTAATCTGCCGGAGCTTTAGCAGCTCTACGCTCTCTGGGCGAGCCTTTACTACTTGCTGCCCTTTATCTCCTCGCGTGCTGTAGCTCGCGCCCTCTGTCTTAACTACTTGCTCCAGCCTGCGCTCGTCGTCTATGATGCTCGCTAGGGTAGCTATTAGCTGCTCTACGCGGTAGGTTATGCCCTCGGATCCGTGTTGCTGCTCGTAGTCGCTGCGTAGCTTCTGCTCTATCTCGCTCATTATCAATATCCTAAAATAGGGGATTCTGTGAAAACAGCTCGCAAAGAAAGAAAGCAGGACCGGCGATGCACAGAAAACGAGCGCAGATTTAGCGCCCCCCTTCCCCCCTTTTCTCGTTTTCTATCTCGTGTAAGTTCTGCGAGCGTGTGCCTCTCTGCCGCTCTTGCTATCGTGGCAGCGGCTGCACATCGGTTGTAGATTGGCTAGGCTCCATGGATCACCGCCAGAGCGCACGCTTACGATGTGATCCACTACAGAGGCTATCTGGTTGCACTCTATGCAGAGCGGCTGCTGTGCTAGAACTATAGCACGCAGCTTACGCCATCTCTGCGAGCTATAGCCGCTCCATCTGGCTCTGCGATCCTGTATCTTTTTGCGCGGGCGCTCTGGCATCCATGGCATTAGTTAGCTGTCGTTATGGGTTGTACTGTCTTGTGCTCCATGCAAGAGAGAACGTAAGCAAAATCCTCCAAGCTCATGCTTACGACTGTACCTCGGTTGCTGCGCTTATGCAGCACTACGTTAACGCCTGCATCTATAGGCATACGCTCTAGTATGCTATGCACATCTATAGAGCGCTCTACTGCCTTGCATTGCACTACCCATAGCCCGGTACCTATTAGATCTATGCCCGCGTTATCTAGATCCGGAGCTACTGCAGCTGTGCGCCTTACGTCTCGCCCTGTAAGCTCGTGCCACCATCTACAGACCCAGCGCTCGTAGCGCTTGCCCTTCTGCTTACTGTCTACCATTATAAATCTATCGTTTTCTGGTGTGTATCTGGTGCGTCGTAGATAACGCGAGCGCGGTAGTGCGTACAGCCCTGCTGCTTATTGTAGAGATACTCCATAGCTCTGCAGATTTGCTCGTCGCTCATGTGCGGAGCCCTCTGCTTCCAAGTTAAATGCTTTACGCGCGGATGCTGAAACAGTACCCAGCTATCAAGCTTGCTCTGCCGTACCGCTCCTGCTGGTCCGTACCTATTGCAATCCTTCAATATAAA